GTTATGATGATCCAGCTCAAGTAATAATTTAATTTAGTGAATGTAAACTTTCAGTATAATCTTTTATGTACATAATATTTCTATATCCAACCACGATAATGTTTGAATCAATTATAAATTTAAAATTGAATTTATAATATGAATCCATACCTATAATTATAGGTATGGAAACTACTGATAAAGAATTATATATATATGATAGAGATAATTTTTTATCTTTATCTAAATATAATAGGAAAAATTTCGTCATAGATATTATAAATAATATTATTTCAAAATTACATGATCCTAGTTTAATAAAACCAGAAGAACAACCAAATGGTAATATAATATATCATTTATATAGCGATGGAACTATAACTAGACAAAAAGGAGGTTGGGCGTATGGTAAAAGAAATGTTACCGATATAGAAAGTTATTGTGTAAAACCTAACACTTTCTTTACTTTTCCATGTAAAGGTTCGTATCAAGGTGATACATATGCTATTTTAACATTAGAAACGTGTAGAGAAGCAAAAAATTTAATAAATGAATTATTGTTAGAATGCTAGTTCTAAAACTACTTTGGTTTTACAAATATATTTATGTATATACAATATATACATAAATAAAGTTATCTACAATTTACTTGTTTACTCACCATCTTCCTGCTAGCAATAACATCATTAAATATAGTAAAAAATATTAAAATATATCTTGCTATGAAAATGTTATTGGTTGATTACCATTTCCACTGTTACCTTTTAAGGTTGTATTTCTCCTGGTATTTTAGGAAAAAAGAGCTAACCCTCAGTTCAGTAGAATAATCCTACTTACTTTAGAAATGTTTTTATTCATTTCATTTTGAGTTTATAAATAAATCATATATTAGTATTTTAATACTAATATCTACTTGATTTATTTATAAATCAAGGGTAATATAAATTAACTATTAGAAATCCCTTATGTTTTGAGTTAAAATCCCATTATTAATTTATTTTATACTATTACAGTATAAAATAAATATTTACATAATTAAACTATTTTTTTACACAAAGTAGTTTTGTCTGAACATATATGATAAACAAAATATGTTTTGGAACAGAGAATCTTTAAGATCTGCGCTATATTGTAAATCTTCATTTTTCTTGTATTTAAAATAATCTACTATATCTTGAAATTCATTTAAATCATAAAATCTTTTAATCGAATTCGTGCATATGATATCTGTATCTTCGAAACTCCAAATTACTTTATCTTTATTCATTTTTGAATATAAAATTTCCTTAAGTTCCTTAAGAAGATCTTCTTCTGTCAATTCAGACTCACACGCAAATCTTTCTTGTTTATTCATACCTTTAATTTTATTTTCTCCCGAAGAAGTATATTTACTATAAATAAATTCACACTTTATTGGTGAAAGCATATTTAAAATTGAAGCCTGTGTAATATGTCCATCTTCGTCTTTTATAATATTTAAAAACATTGTTTTTGAAACATCCATTTTTTTATTTGTTCTACTTTCCGGATATGTTTTTGCCATAAAAGAATTTATATTATAAACAAGAATGTCTTTCAATAATTCTTTTCTCATTGTGAGTATTTGTTTAGTGTCGAGATAATATGATATTCGTTGATTTTGAAAAGGATTCATGAGGTGTAATCTATACCAAGTTTTTCCCATCATTAATGCATACATTATAATTTGTATTAATGCATTATCGACCCAGTTTCTATCTTGACTTGCTTTGATTTCGTAAATTGAAACTGTTTTACCGTCTGTATCTTCTGTCATAGCATCCGCGATACCTGCTATCCAAGGCATTCTAAGATTTGGTTGAATCTTTAACTTTCCGGAAGAATCATTTGGTTTCATTAAAATAGCTTTTGGTTTTAGTTTTGACCAGTAAGATTTGAGATTTGCTACAAGACCATCTGAAAGTTTCATAAAAATTTTATTAGACAAAGCAACATGTACTTGACTATACAAATAAATACCGTCAAATTGTTTTTTATCGTCAAAAAGATTTGATTTGGTAAATTCGACATAGCGTTTTTCTGCATTGTTAATTCTTCCTATGATATGTGAATAGAAAGGGTGATTTTTTACGTCATGTTTTGGTGCCATAGGCCAGTGGGATACCCAAGTACTTGTTATTAAATTTTCAATTAGAACGCCAACAAAACATCTTTCTTCTTCGGTAATAATTGGAATTATTTTATGATTAATATCGCCGTCAAATATTTTTGAGAAATTAAAAGTTTTTGCGAATTCTTTTAATTTAATGCGAGTATCATATTTTATAACTGAAGCACGGATAATTTCTGTTGGGGAATGTTCTATGTCCATATAATCTTGAAACGTAAATTCTTTTAATATCTTTCCTTCACGAATTCTTTCTTTATTTGGAGTTGGACATTTTTCAAATAGGCTAAGAGCCCGTGTGTATTTATCGCTATAACTAGGAACATAAATAATAGCTTTCTTTTTTGCACGAGTTAAAGCAACAGTCAATAAATTCACAACTACATCATCTGATAAATGAACAAAAGCTCTTTCTAGAGGAAATGTTAAAAATATAATAACATAATCACGTTCAAGCCCTTTTGCCGAATTAGCGGTTGATAAAAAGTAACTATCAGTTTCTTGTTTTTTATGGTTGCCGTTAACTTTAAAACCGTTTTCACAAAGGAATGTTCGAAGACGCGCTACATCTCCCATAGCACCTCTGACCGTAATAGCGCTAGAAAATGTTAAAATCATTACTTCTTCTGCTGAATGAATTTTGAGAAATCCCAAAAGTTCTTGATGAATATGTGTATAAGAGTGAAATCTTTTCCATTCAATGTCTGAATCCGACGTGGTGTTACTAGAAGTCCATTTAGAAATGTTTTCTTTAAATTCTGGATAATGTATACTTAAAGCAGATTTTAAAGTATTTAAGTTTTTACTTGGAACTCTCGGTGTATCTGACATATAAATTTTATATATATTTGGTTGTTCGGGGAGTTTCATATAATACCAAAGCAAAGTTTCGCGAGCTTCTTTTTGCAAAGACTGGAAGATATCTCCGGAAAATACAAACTTAGTTTCTGGATAGAAATGTTCAAGTACGTCTAAGACTGATTTCTCAAGATCTTGACATTCGTCCATAAATATAATTTTGGGTTGAAATTCTGGTTTATGTTCAAAATCTTTATTAAAAATTAATTCATATACGAACTTACGCTTACCTTCAAAGTTTGGTAGATCTATGTGAGGATATTGACCAACTTTTGCAAGTTCATATATAATACTGTCGAAAGTTCTAACAGCAACTTTCGAAGCTACACCGTAGTCTTTTAATTTTCTTTTAATTTCATTTTTAATTGAAATGTTAAAAGATATAAACATAACTTCGGAAGGATTAAATAAATTTTTCAATATTCCATTCACTAATAGACCTAGCAAAATTGTAGTTTTTCCCGCCCCGAAAATTGCATGTATAATATATCTATCATGTTTAAACTGGAGAAATGCATCAATTACTTCTTTTTGTTGCTCTCGCCATGGAAAATTTAAAACTTTTGTAAAATGTGTTAACCTTTCTACATATTCTTTTTTATTCTTAAGAGTATGAAAGCCTCCAATTTCTTTCAATATTTCTTGCATTTCTTTAACTTTTAAAGCATTAATATTCTTTTCAAAAAGTTTATTCATTGTAAACTGGAAAATATGGTAAAAAAGCATAAGAAAAATTCAATTTTAATATTAGGTTTGTTTTGTATATAAAATTGAATTTTTATACTATCTTTAAAGTAGTATTTTGTATCATGGATATTATAACTGAAAAGATATCTAATATGAGTATGTGTTCAGAAGATGACATGATCGATTTCTTGTGTAGCGGATTGCAAAATACTACATTAACATATACAAACAATGTGACAATAGATGAATATCGAGAATTGGAAGAAGTTTTTCGCATGCAGACTATGAGCAAAGATATATTGGCAAATACCAATGATAGATACACCAGATATATTAATGAAATTGAAGTCTGGGAAATCGGGGACGTATCATGTTTATATATAAAAGAATATATTGAACTTTTTATAACAGAGAGTAATAAAGGATTCACCACGGAAAGTACTGTTAGACTATTACAAATCATGAAATATATAGATTCGGAAATAATGAGATTACTCAATACTATGTAAATAACAATAATTATATATTTGTATAATTATAAAATTAATTTAAAATTTGTATAATTATAAAAATAAAGATGAGAATAGGGATAACTTCTATGTATTGCGGTGAAAAATTTAAAAATGATACCAAGTATGGTAGGCAGACTTTATTGAAATACTGTAAAAAACATGATTATGATTTCATTGAAGATGAAAGTTGTGTTTCTGAACATAATCGCGAAATTCAATGGACAAAGATTCTTTTAATACAGAAATATTTACAATATGAAAATGGAATATATGATTATCTTATTTGGATAGATGCAGATATTCTAATAATGAACCCGAATATATCAATAGAAAGTTTCATAAGTAGATTAATGAAAGATAAACATGTTATGTATTCAAAAGACTTTGGAGGTTGGGTTAATAACGGTGTTATATTTATTAAAAATACAAAAGAAGCATTAGATTATTTCATTGAAACGTGGAATCACACAGATCAGATTTGCAGAGAACAGGGTTCTATGGATTATCTTTATAGAATGAACTGGAATAATTGCCAGAATATTATTGAAATTACACAAGATACGAGAGAATACAATCCAACTTGGTTCGAATACGATCACGGACAGTTTTTATTACATTTTCCAGGTTGTGGCGAACCTAATAGATTACCTAATTCTTTAAAGCGTATGATGGATATGTTTACCCCAATTAAAATGGATGAAGATACAGAAGAAAGTTATGTAAAAAGAATAGAATGGTTAAAGAATGAAGCTGGTGCAGAAATGAGATATAAGAAACAATTATGTATTCAACAGGGATGGAAATATTTACCTATCGACTTGAATTAGTAAATATTTTAATTTTAAACTTTGCAATTAGTTTAAAATTATATTGATAACTATTAAATGAATTATATATTATTATTACAAATTTTAGTTGAATGGTCGTTAGAATCAAAAGAATATGAATTATTAAATTTCATATACTTAAATTTTAACATTGGAATACCAAATAGATTTTTATACAGACTACCAGACCATAATGTATTCTATTCTTTATCTTCATTTAATTCCGGTAGTGATTTAAAGAAGATAGAAGATGAAAATTTAGAACATTTATTCGATATGTTTAAAAAATCTAAATATACAAGATTGGAATAATAGTTATGGTTATAAAATAACA